GAGCGGCGATAGAAACACAAATAGAGATCGACTACCAGCTCAGTCAGGCCGGTCGAGGTCTAAAGTACAGCAGCGACCCCACCTTGCTGATCAAAGAACCCGCCACAACGGACTCAGAAATCGTCAAGGGTGCTGGCAACGCGCTAGTAGTGAGTGAAAAGGGCGACGCGAAGTTGCTTGAGATAGGGGGGACCGCCTCCGCGGCGGTGATCGACTATGTGCGTGTGCTGCGTGAAATGGCGCTTGAAAGCGTGCACGGCAACCGGGCCAGTGCAGATCGGTTGACGGCGGCGCAGTCCGGGCGTGCCCTGGAGTTGCTAAACCAGGGCCTTATTTGGCTCGCGGATAACCTGCGGGTCAGCTATGGCGAAGGTGCACTGCTCCAGCTAGCCAAGATGATCCTTCGCGCGACGCAGCTCTACCCGCTGAACGTGATGGGCACTCAGATATCGGGCCTGGACCCTACCGTGCGACTTTCGCTCAAATGGCCGCGTTGGTACGCCCCGACCGCGGATGATCGCCAAAAGGATGCACAGACGCTATCAACTCTCGCGACCGCGGGGCTCATCAGTCGTGAGTCTGCGGTAAAATCTATCGCGGATACTTACGATATTGAAGACGTACCCGCCGAACTCACCCGAATCTCCGGAGATCTCGAATTGGACAGGGAAGATTGATGTCACACGATACTCCTGCGCCGGAACCGACGCATGACCCGCTCGACGAGCTGCGGGCTCGTGCCGAGCTGCTGGAACGTCAACTCGTGGAGGTGCAGCTGCGTACCGACGCACGGCTCATCAGAGCCGAACTTAAGGCGGAGGCTATTCGAGCGGGTATGGTTGATCTCGATGGCCTTAAGCTCATTGACTCTTCCGAGGTGAAGCTGGGCGCTGACGGCGAGGTCGAAGGCGCCCCAGCACTGATGACACTGCTCAAGAAAGCCAAGCCATGGCTGTTCGCAGGCGTGTCACTGTCCAGTACCGCCATGCCGCCGCTCGCCCTGGCGTCCCGCCAAAAGATGGCTACGGAAATGACGGATATAGAATATCGTGCCGCTCGTGAAGCCATTTTGAAGCGGCATGCGTAGGCATATATCGGCTGCCTGATTTATCGTTTCGGCTGGCACACTGACAAATTGAGGAATTGCTTTAAATGGGTATTCAGAACTTTCCGGCCGCTCTGCAGCCGATTATACAGCAGGGGTTTCTGGAGCGCGAGTTTATGCAGGCGCTCCGCTCCCGTCTCGGCTACCGCGCCTGTGCGGATCGCGAGGCTATCGCAGTCGGCATCGGTGAGACCCTCACCAAAACAAGAGCCGGTCTGAAGCCGAGCGTGACCACGCCGTTGGCTCCGAGCACCAACACGAATTTCGATAACGGGTTGACACCGACTACTTGGGGTGTCGAGCAGTACACAATTACCATCAATCACTACGCGGCCACGACCGACCTGAACATGGTCACTAGCCGTGTGGGTATCGCGTCACAGTTTCTGCAAAATGCCTATGTAAATGGCGAGCAGGCGGCGCGCAGCTTGGATGAGCTGTCACGCAACGCGCTATTCAATTCCTATTTCGGCGGCAACACACGCGTGCGTAACACGTTGACAAGTGCTGGCCCAGCGGTGTCGGTTGACGACATCCGTGGCTTCCAGAATGCGTTTGTGAACGGTGTGCAGCAGCCGGTCAGCAGTTCCAATCCCCTTACGGTTACCGCCGGTGTCGACAGCTATACTCTGGTCACCGCGGTCGCCGATACGACCAACGTCTCAACAGCGCCCAACGGTGTCTCTGGTGTGTTGACCTTTTCCGGAAATGTTTCGGTGAGCGATGGCACAGCCGGAAACCCGATCGTCGCGGCGAACGCGTCAGTCATTGTGCGCCCCTCGCAGCGGTCCAACAGCTCCGCCTTGGTTGCGGGCGACACGCTCTCTATGTCTAATCTGCTCGACGCGGTTGCGAAACTTCGCCTGAATGCAGTGCCAGAGATTGACGGGGCCTACAATTGCTACCTCGATCCGGTCTCAGCCCGCCAGTTATTTGCGGATCCTGACTTCAAGCAATTGTTTCAGGGCGCGACATCGACGAACCAAGTCTTCAGCAAGGGTATGACGAATGATTTCCTGGGCTTGCGGTTTATGCCCACGACCGAAGCCTTTGTTCAGTCGCATCCGACGCTCGCCGGTTTGTTGATCCGTCGTCCAATTATTTGCGGCCAGGGTGCTTTGATTGAGGGTGCCTTCGCCGGCATGGCAGCAGAGGACGTTGCACCCGCTGATTCGATTGTCGCCATGGTGGACGGTGTGGCGATGGTTACCCGCGAACCGATAGATCGGCTGCAACAGATCATCGCGCAGTCGTGGTATTGGATGGGCGGCTATTGTACTCCATCCGATACTACCACCAATCCGACAACCATTCCGACCGCCACCAACGCTACATTTAAGCGTGCGGTGATGGTCGAACATATCGGTTGATCAGGCAGGGACCGGAACAGCTATGGCCACAGGATCTGTTACGCCGTTTCGGCCAACCGGAACGATCTCATTCAGTGCCGGCACCACGTCCGCCAGCCTCCAGCTGGCGGGGGGCGGAGATTCTGTCGTGGTAACCAACACTACCTCGTCACTAGCCTACGTTCGCTTTGGAGCGGACCCGTCGGTGATCGCGACAGCTGCCGATATGCCGGTTTTACCGAACGCCCATGTCATGCTCGCGGTGAACAGCTTAATTACGTACGCAGCCGCCGTATTGACCGCGGGCAGTGGCATAGTGCTTTTGACACGCGGTGACGGGTCTTTTCTGTGATACCATTTACCGACGCGGAGAAGACGGATATCCGCCGATATTGCGGTTATCCGGCGTATGGGGCCGCGCCCGTAGGATTTCAAACGTGGCGATTTTACCAGGTCTATGGCCTACTGGAATTTCGCATGAACAATCTCTCTCAGGCCGAGACGGGCATCGTTCGCCGCTATCTTGTCTCCTTGCATGGCCTGGAAGCTGCTGTCCCGCGTTCTGGTGAAAATCTGGACACAGATCAAGCCGCCGTATGGACACACAATCGTGACGAAACACGTGATCGCGCGCGCCTTTTCGACAGTTGGTCCCGTCGGCTGTGCGGCTTTCTTGGCATTCCCGCTGGACCGGCGCTTGCCGATGGCAGCATCAGTCTGGTGGTGTAAATGGACGAGTTGCGCTTGCAGGATCGGATCCGTTGGGGCTTGAACGTGGCCGCGCGATCGATCGGGTTGCCCACGGATGCCTATCGGCCTTCGGGACCGTTGGAGCCGCTGCGTCCTGCCAATCGCTTCCTACGTCTGCACGCCGCGTTCTGCGGCGTGCGCGGAGGTTTCGAGCGGCCGATCGAGTATGACCACCCGCTTTGGAGTGGCCTCTTTGACGCCGCCTACACCCGCGTCGGGGACTATTTGGTCCAACCGAGTGGCACATGGTTTGTGGCGGCGCAGCAGGCCCTCCTACCCGTCTTATGTGTTCGGGCCGACCGGATCGTATCGTTCGTGCGGGCAGCCGCACCAACAGCCAGCGGCGTGAATACATATGGCGGGGTCACCGCCGCTACCAACACGCCCCTTCTGACAAATTGGCCAGCCAGCGTCCGAACCGCCTCGGCTGCGGGTCCTTCGGCGGCCGCTCTGCCGGGAGATGCCTCTGTGACCTATTGGACTGTGCTGCTGCCTGCATATCCTGGTGTTGTCCTTCGCCTTGCCGATCTGATGATCGACGATCTGGGGCGCAATTCTATCGTCTCGGGCGCCGAGTTGACCGATCTCGGTTGGCGCCTCTCAGTCAAGCAGGCTGCCACCTGATGGCGGACGAATCCGATGTCGAGACCGCCCTGGTCACGCTTTCTTCGGCCGCTCTCTACCCGAATGGCACCGACTCACCGAGTGTTCCCGGACCTGACTGCCGCATCTATCGTGGCTGGCCAAGTTCGGCTGCGCTGGACGCAGACCTAACCGCGGGGCGCATCAACGTCACGGTATTTCCAGTACCTGGCCATGCGCGCACCACAACCCGATACACCCAAATCCGGTCCGGCAGCCCGACCCAGCCGACTCTAACAGTATCGGTATCGGGCACCTCGGTGACGTTCGGCGGATCCGCCGGTCTCGGCCAGGTGGCCGGCATTCTCGTTGATGGCCCCGGTGGCCAAAGTTACGCCTACCGTACTCAAGCCGGCGATAGCCCGGCCCTGGTCGCAGCTAACTTAGCAACCCTAGCCCGAGTAAATGCAATTGTTCAACTGTCGGGCTCCACCCTAACTATTCCCGGCGTCGGCGACTTGATAGCCCGCGTGGTCGCGGACGCGTCCGCTCAGCAGGAGATTCGACGACAAGAGCAGATCTTTCGCGTCACCTGCTGGTGTCCAACACCGACATCTCGGGATGCAGCAGCTGTCGCCATAGACCTAGCACTCGCACAATCGATATTTATCACTTTTGCTGACAGCTCAATGGGCAAGATGACCTATGCCGGAACGACGGTATTCGATCAATCTCAGGACGCGCTGCTCTATCGTCGTGACCTGCTGTACCAGATTGAGTATCCGACGATCATCATCGCGTCACAGCCGGCGATGTTGTTCGGCGATCTATTGCTGAACGCGGCCAATTTCACCGCCTGAATTCCGGAGAATCCATGAACATCCACTTGATCGTGGTAAGGTCATTTAATGGTCTCGCCCGAGGTGACACGGTCACTGATCCGGCGCGCATCGCGAAAATTCTCAACAGCGAGTGGGCACACTCGATAGTGCGCGTTCTTGCCGCACCCGTAAAAAGGGATTGACGTCTATGCCGATTTTTCAGCAGGGCAGCCTTAACACGACCGCACTTGTGGTGCCGGATCTCTATGTTCAGATTGTCCCACCACAAAACCTTGTTTTGAATGGCGTTCCGACAAATGTTCTTGGCGTGGTCGGCACCGCCTCGTGGGGGTCGGTCGGCCAACCGGTAATTGTGGCTACTATGGCTGACTACGCAGGCAGCTTCGGTTCTGTCATCGCCCGCCAATATGACATGGGGACTCAAGTCGCCACGGCCATACAGCAGGGCGCCCAGAACTTCCGGTGCGTTCGGGTCACGGACGGTACCGACACAGCCGCACAGATGACAGTCCCCAACACGACATTTACGTTTACAGCGTTGTATACCGGCTCACTGGGAAACCAAGTCGTGCTGGCGTTGAACCCGGGGGCCCAGGCAAACACTTGGTGCCTCACGGCAGTGTTGCCTGGTCTTCAGCCCGAAGTATACAATAACATTGGAGGCACAGGAGCGACCTTCTGGACAGCGTTGGCCACCGCGGTCAATCAGGGGCAAGGCTCACAACGTGGTCCCTCTCAGCTTGTGATCGCCAGCAGCGGCGGTGCCATAGCCACCCCATCCGGCTTTGCCACCACGCTGGGAGCAGGTACCGCGGGATCTGACGGAGCAGCCGGCGTCGCGGCGAGCCAGCTTGTCGGCTCGGATGTGCCGCCCAGGGCCGGCATGTACGCGCTGCGCGGTCAGGGTTGTGGCATCGCGCTTTTGGCCGACGCGGATGATCCAACTCAGTGGACGACACAGGCCGCGTTCGGTCTACAAGAGGGCGTCTATATGATTTTGACCGGGCCGCCGGGCGATACAATTCAGAACGCGGTCAACGTTATGGCCGAGGCTGGCCTCGACAGCTATGCGGCCAAACTCATGTTTGGCGACTGGCTATGGTGGTCCGATCAGGTCAACAATGTTGTTCGATTGGTGTCGCCGCAGGGCTTCACGGCCGGGCGTCTGGCAAACCTCTCTCCAGAGCAATCCAGCCTTAACAAACAGCTCTACAGTGTCGTCGGTAGTCAGAAATCGGGAACTCCCGGTTCGGGTCAGGCGACGGTATATTCGTCAGCCGATCTCTCGGTGCTGATCGGAGCCGGCATTGATGTTATCAGCAATCCTCAGCCCGGTGGGGCATATTGGGGTGTGCGCGCTGGCCATAATTCGTCCTCGAATCTCGCCATCAACGGGGACAACTACACGCGTCTCACAAACTACATCGCTGAAACCCTTGCCGCCGGAATGGGTCTGTTCGTGGGACAGTTGGTCAACGCCGCCCTATTCCAACAAATTCGCGCAACACAGCTCTCCTTTCTGCAGAACATGTTCAACCAAGGTATTCTGGGCAGCACGGACGGGAGCCTGCCCTTCAGTGTGATCTGCGACACCTCGAACAATCCCGCCAGCCAAACCGGCCTCGGCTATGTTCAATCTGATGCCCAAGTTCAGTATCAATCGATTAACGAGATGTTCATCGTGAACATCGAGGGCGGCCAGTCTGTCGTAGTGTCCGTTCAGACGCTTCCCAGCGGGCAACCGACGTAAGGAGATCTCAACGTGGCGCTTACCAATTTTTCCGTTGGCGTGGATACCCAGTTGGTGGTCCTGGGCCCCGCGGGGCGAGTGGATCTCTCGTATGTCACCGGGTTTGAAGCACGCCAGCTAACGCACTCGGTACGAGTGGACCGGCTCGATGGCACTCAGATGGCGGCGGAGCTTCCAAAAGGGTGGGAAGGTGCTTTTGAAATCGAGCGAGGCGATTCCACGGTGGACGACTTCATCGCAGCGGCGGAACAGCAATTCTACAATGGTAGTACGGTACCCGCCGGCTCGATGTACCAGTATGTATCCGAGACGGACGGGTCTACATCGACTTATCTATATGACGGCGTGACGTTCAAGTTGACCAGTGCCGGCCAGTGGAAGGGCGACAGTGGGGTCAAGCAGAAGTTGGCGTTCTTTGCCACTCGGCGGATGCGAATCTGATGAGTCCTTCAGCAACGATCATCGCTGCCGCTACGGCTGCCCCTTCTGTTACTGATAGGCTGGGGCGGCGGTTGACGCTACGACGCATGACGTCTCTCGACAAACTACGCTTATTCAAGGCAGCCGGCCCCGTCCTCGCGCAGAATCAACCTTGGCTTGGCATGGCTATGCTTGCCTGCTCGGTAGCCGGAATCGACAACGTGCCTGTCCCAGCGCCGATCAACGAGCAGCAGATTGAATCTATGGTAACGCGATTGGGTGATCTAGGGATCGCCGCGGTCGCGGAGGCGCTCAACGGGCAGCTCGAAGTCGTCCAACCAGACGCCATGGCCGCCGCGGGAAACTGAGCAGGCACCCCGATCTGATTGACTGCCTATTCCTGGTCAGGAACGGGGTGCCCTTCGATGTCGCTTTTAGCCTGCCCCCAGACGAAAGGCTCGCGTGGATCGTGGCGCTCGGAACGATCGATGGACGCGAGTTCGATTGGCGCACTCTACGCTGGAAGGAGCGGAGGTGATCTCGATTGACGGCCTACATGCGTTCGCCGATCGGTTATCCCGCCTCGATGTTGGACGCACGGAAGCAGCCGCCCTGGAGCAGGCGGCACGCGATCTCGAAGCGAGCGTGAAGGCGATAGCGTCGCCTCGCGCCGGTGAGGGGGGCATGAGTCGGCGTGGGCGCGAGACTGCGGCTTCGGCGGCTATATCACACCGCATAGACGAGCACTCCGCGACTATTGGTGCGGTCGGTCCAGCGGCAGTAACGAGAGAGCTCGGATCCGCCACGAAACCTCCCGATCCCGTCTTGAGCGCGGCTGCCCGGCAATCCGGACCCGCCATAGCGGAACGCATCGGGCAGATGTTCGCTCAACTAGTGTCGGGAGTGCGAAATGATTGACGCTTATACAATCGGCATCACTCTGGCTTTGGACAACGGTGTGTCGGAGGGGCTAGCGACGATCCGCCGAGACCTTATCGCATTGAATGGCGTCGTCGAAGGGAGTGCCACGCGGCTAACGCACCTCGCGCGCGCCGCGGCCGATCTGCAGTTTTACCCAAGCGTTGTCGAGCAAATTAGCAAAGGTCAGACTCCACCGGCACGAAGGCACGATGACGGGACCCTACCGCTCCCCACGGACTGGTCACAGCTGAACGCTGGATTATTTGGTCTGGGTCGGTCGGACTTGCCCCTGGCTACTGGGACCGCTGTGCCGACCTCCTCTGCCTCGGCGATCCAACCGAGCGCTGATGGAGGGACTGCGTCGTCAAATCAGCCAGGGATGATCTCGGCGGGCCTCCGGGCACACGCGCCGGATATCCTGAGTTCAGCGCCGGATACGCGCGGCGACAGGGGTCAAGGGGCGCCCATTTCGGATTTCGCCGGGGATGGTTCTCCGATACAAATTCTGCCTCGGGCACCAATTCCTGGCGCGCCGTGGGATGGATCGGGCAACCGCCGGTCCATGAGCCCCGACACCGCACCCGCCCAATCTATCAGGGCCGACGCGGGTTTGCCTTTGTCGCCGCTTAGTGGTCCCAACATCTCGGCTTCCTTGGCTGGAGACCGTCCGTCCCTGCAGCCGTGGCAACAGCGGAATGCCGGGTCTAAGACGGATTTCTCCCAGGACTCGCGTGGTGCCCCGTACGGTACAACGACCTGGGCGCAACCCCCGAGTTCCGAGTCGATGTTGCCGTCGGCAGTCCCGCCATCCACCGAGCCGCAATCAACCGCATTACAG